TTTCTCCAATAAATAGATCGGTATCTCGCTATTCTCCAAGTCTTTTACTTGTTCTATAGTGAGCCATTTCCAATCATCATGCTCAACTTGCCCGGTATGGGGATTTGGTTTGTCTACATTGACCTCTCCGGTCCATTTTCTTGTTAAAAAATAGTATTTTTGCGGCTTTGGTTCGCCCAAATAAACTAAGTCGCTGGTATTGCACAACAAATTTGCCTCTTCATCCAACTCTCGAACAGCTCCAGCTTCTATAGAATCATCTTCGTCGTCTATATGTCCACCTGGAATGGTCCATTGACCTGCTCTGTGGTCGATATCAGACCGCCTAATAACAAGAAACTGCTGCTTATCATTAAGACAAACAACAATTCCTACTTCTTTTCTCTCACCTTCAGTGAGAAAGTTATTCCATTTTCGATTCATTTACAGGCTTTATAATCTTTGACGCTACCTCTGCAAAAAGCGTCTAATGCAGTATCAATTTTAATATTTTTAATTGGAGCAACCCAAATCATATTTTCTTGAATTTGGACACCGTGTCTATATTGAACATCTACACCAAATAGTATACCAACTAATTCGCCATCTGTGTTGTAAACTCCAGAACCAGAGCAACCAAACCAACCATAAGTATTCACAATTAGCTGTGTACCTGACCCAGCAACATCCTCGTAACCGACAATTCTACCTTGAAAAGACATAAGTTTGTGCCAAGATGGATGTCCAGAATAAACAATGTCGGTGCCAACATCATAACTTTTTGTTGGCTTCCAAGGCATTGGCTTAAGACGATTAAAGTCTTTCTTCAGTACTAAAACAGCAACATCGTGTTCTTGGCTTTGATAAACTAAAACAGCTTTGCGTTTTTCTTGTGCTGTAGAAACGACATATTCCATGCCAATTGGTCCATCTGCAACATGTCGCGCTGTTAGAACAATGGTTAGATCTTTATAGTCCACTACCGTTCCGCTACCATGACCCCCGCCGGCTATAACTTTAACAGCAGCATTTCTAACTTTCTTTTCAACAACAGTCAACGACTTGTTAATTTTCTCTACAGGATTGCGAGGCTTGTAATCATCACTCCACGCTGCGCCGTTTATAAACAAAAACGGAAGGCACATCCCAACCACACCTAATAATTTAAATAACTTTTTCATTTTATATTTCCTTAAGGACCGGTATCAACGGCTCCAGTATCTAGTTCGATGTATCGATATCCGATCTCAACTAATTGTCCGGCAGTTGGTATCACGGTAAAGTACACTGTATTTTCTGATTCAACATAAAGCCAATCATGGTTGAGAGAACCATTTATAAAAACTCTAATTGAATCAATTTCAGCTTTATGTGTCAGTTCTACTTTTTCAACCGGTTCAATTGAGTTAGTAGCGTCAGTTACGCCTGGTGACCAGTCAGTATCACAGATATCAACGACCACACCACCCAACATTGAGGTAGCATCCATATATCTTTCACCGATATCAATTGGGTTGACCCAGCCACACATAGAAACGCTAGGGTCTTGGTTAACAACACTAGCCATAAAGACTGAGCCCATTCTTAATGAGCCATACCAGCTCATAAAATCCATAGGAGAAGGATAAGCTGTGTAGCTTTGTTCTTCTTCATCTGACACAAAAACTACCAATAAACCTGCATCTGGTCTCATCCAAGTTGCTGAGTATGGATTGTGATTAATGTATTGGTAAACTGCGTTGAAGCCCTCTTCTTTAGGTGCAGAAGTTAACGTTGCTAACATAGCCGCCGCATCGTCCACATCATCACCAGGAACCAAGGGAAACTCATTGCTGGTAACTGCCCTATCAGGGTCGGCACTAATCATAACTAATCTCCAGTCAGAGATTGGGAGTGCCAATAACATAGCCTCGACTCCAGCTAATAATTCAGTATTAAATCTTCCCATCGATCCTGAACGATCAACAACCCACAAAATATCAATGCCGTCAATCGACATGTGCTGTGTAAATGAATCAATCCAGATGATACCCTCATTAACAGGTACCTCTACTTCTACATAAACGGGTACCTCAACTTCAACCTCAACGGTTTCAGTTTCAGTGACGGTTTCTGTTATTACGATTGTTTCGGGTTCTTTTGAGTTTATTACCGAATAATCTTGCACGCACGATAACAAACCCAGCGCTATTAATAACGACTTCACACGAACACCCTCTATAATTAAATACGAGGTTTCAGCTCTTTTCTTCTTGTAAAAGTGCAAAACTTAAAAAAATTGTGTTTAAGATTGCTAAAATTTGAATGTCGGGAAGGTCGACGTATAACCCAAAAAAGAATAAAAAGACATTCACAAAAACGGCTGCGATCACGATTGGTTTTAAAATTTCGTTGAACCGCTTCACATAGTAACTACGTGGCACGTGAAATAAATTCGATGCTATGCGTGTGAGTCAAGACAGTTTTTCGTAATCGAGTATCGTATATTAAAACTTTACGAAACAGTTCAACTTGCTTTTCATCAGGATCGTCGACAATATCAAGGATAAACGCAAGGTTACTTTTTTCAACGCCAGACGGGTTCCCACCAGGGAGTTGTGAAGTTGAATCCCAATCATAGTAAACATACCTTACAAGATCGCCAATGCGGAATGGGTCGATATCAACAGACAACAATTTTCCCTCCAAACGTCGAAATTTTTTTCATAATTTTTTTCCTAAATTTTTCCTTTGTTAGGGGAATACAGGTCATAGAATCCAACGAGTATTGACATCTTCAGACCATCTTCTTCCATCCAATCAGGATTGGGGGTATCTCGATAATCACTTTGAAGGTAAGACCAATTTACTCTCCAAAAGTATATATTCGATTCACTTTCATAACCAACATCTTTTTTTACGCGCTCAACAAGCAGACCATAATGTCCGGTTAAGCTGTCCACAATCATATCTCCGGGATAAAGTATAACATGCGCAATCTGATCGCGCCAGTAATTCGTAGTCATTTTGGTGGTCTTCCTTTATACAGGATGAATCGACCACTCTCTATCATTGAATACAGACTAGACTCAGTATACGTGCACCAATCAGGCGGTACCCAGTACATCCTCCATGCATACATCTTAAATGTACCGTCGTCGGGTATCTGAGGATGGAATGACCACTTATGGGACGTGGATACCGATCGTCGAAGTAAAACCGCTATATCGCCAGTAACGGTGTCATACAGGATATCTCCTGGCTCCAGGACAATATTATCGATTTTACCCACATACTATATATGCAGGTTATATCTTCAACCACCCCTTTCTTTTTTGATGACAGTTACGGAGCTGTAACAAAAAGTCATCCTTGCTAGCCAATTCGTCGGACACAACGCAGTCGCCGGCGGGTGGCAAGAACTTGATCGTACGATTACTTAACACAGTTTCGTACGTACCTATAACATCCCAGGGGATTTGCAACGGCGCTACTTCGGCGCTTTGGCTAGCTATAGCTTTAGTATTAGCATGAGCAGCTGTATACGTTAACAACGTAGCTGCAATTATATATTTGTACATTTAAATCATCCTTAAGAAAGCGGTCTATACACGCACTCGCTTTCATCGCTATAAATAGTCCTTAATTTGCTTAACCACCAAACTTAAATGGTCTTCAACAACCTCTTGTTTACGTCCACTTTTAAACCAAAATACCGTATACACCGGCTTGTAGTACGTGCGCTTTTTCACGCCTATCACCAACCCAAGCTTATAGTCATCTTCATCAATATATTTGTAGTCTGGTGAAAAGTGGTAACCTGTGTACTCCACCAAGTCCCCTACATTGAATATTCCGTCTATGTTTTTAAAATCCGCTGGATCATCCATAATCTACGTACTCTAATCGCTTATTCCCTTTGAATAAGTACAACCGACTTATAGTATGCATCCACACTCTTTCTTTAATACCCTTATGCGGGTATCGTATCCAATATATCTTACACATATCCATGGACATATATGACTCTGTATCATCACCATCATATATCTCTATTACTATAGCAATGCCCCCGTGACAAGAGCACGTTACTAAGTCGCCCACTTGCAAGTCATGCGGTGGTGCTCTTCGGAAAAATTCCCTCACACGTGTTCTGTTCCCCACAAAGTATATATCTGTGATTTTATTCTGGGGGATTTTTTAGGCGCGTAAAGATCTCAAAATTTTTCAGCCGTATCGTGAAAAGGCTTAGCTGCTCCGTCAGACGCATATACATATGCAGCGACATACATTCGGGTAGGTAGGGGGTAGGGGGGTACCCCTGCCTGCTTGTCAAACAAATGTCAAATCACTTTGTCATGTTATTGTCATTATAGCTTGTAACATAATCATACACAATACATCCATACAAATACAATACGACTGGACTATAGCACATGACGATAGTGCAGGTTTCTCCTACTCTTTTAATAATGTTCTTTACTCTCGGCATCTTTTCTCTCACGTAAACAGTTATGTAAATATTAAACTGTATTCGTTTATGTAGTCTCGCCCATATATAGTGTCGCTTAGTTATACTTCCCTAGGGATTCGCTAATGATATGCTAGCAGACACACTACGGGTAGTGTCACTAGATAACAAACATCAGCAATAATATGCCAGTCCACGCAACGGCACCAATAATATCTACGATTCTATCCTCAGTTGTATACATACTCTCTCCTAATCACAAGCAAATAACACGTGGCATGCAGCTAGCAAGTTGCAAAGCGGTCCAAAGATGCAGGAAGACAGTGCAAATGCTAGCGCAAACTTATAGCGCCCATAGAAGCACTGTCCAAGTCCAGGCAGCACAAACGAAGCCAGGCATGCAATCAACCGTTTCATATAACCCCCGTTACATATATAATATATCACTCTCGCGAGCATTTGTCAAGCTATCAAATGTCAAGAAGATGTCCGCAAATGGACGATAAATCGGACAGAATGTGACCTTGACACAAGAAAAGGGTTGACAAACAGACAGATAGAGTACATACTAAACCCCTTAGCTAAACCGTATCAAAAATCATACAGTCACATAAACCAACATCGTATAAAAAAGTATACACTAACATATGAAGATCACCGTCAGACACAACCGTATACTTTTGTATACATATTAAACTCTACTATATAACCCATCTATTAC